GCAACTCTTGGAACGTCATTGGATTCTTCTATTGTCTATACAAAAAAAGCATCTGGTAGTTATAACACAAGCACAGGTGCATATACTACAACTGATACCAGTTACAGTATTAAAGTTCCGATTGAATTTATTAGGTCAGAAGAAGATCTAGGTAAAGAAATAAGAGAATTTAGAACTTATGTAACACCTGATTTGATAGGAGATAATCAACCTGATCTTGATGATGAAATTACATTAACTTACGCAGGTTCAACTAGAGTTGCAAAGATAGTTGATATAAATACATTACAAGGTGGACAAACTTATTTATTTACAATTCGTGGGAGGTTTTAATGGCTAAATCAGATCCAAATGCTATAACTAATTGGATAGCCTCTACAAGAGGAGAACTTAATACTCAATTAGATAATTTAGTAAGTACTGTTTTATCAGATTTACCATCACAAAGTCCTCAATATACTGGTTTTTTTGCTTCTAGTTGGCAAGCAAATACTTATAGACCTTTATCAAATGAGCCAAGAACTGCTCCGTGGACTGAAGTTAAAAAAGCTAGAGACAATGGAATTAAAACAGCACCTATTATTGAACCTAGATATCCACTTGATAGAAACTTTAAATTTGGAGAAACAATATTTATAGGTAATAGGGCTGAATATGCAAGACAAGCATTAGGATCTGAAAGTAGCTTTATAATGCCTTATATGGAGCAAATAACACAAGTTGTTGATGTTGTATTTAGTGGCACTATGATGAAACCAGATGTAAGAGTTGCTGGATCTCAGGTATTATATCAAGGTGCTCAAGGTGGTCGAAATGCAGCAGCACTAGGTTCTAAATACACAAAATTATGAGTTTAGTTAACGCAAGAGCAGCTTTTGAAAAAGCTATTACAGATTCAGTTGTAGCAGCAGATAATACTGTAATTATTACTTATGATAATGTAAATTTTACAACTCCTGGCAAGACAAAAAAATATATAGCAACATCTATTACTTTTAGTCAATCTACAATTCAAGCTCAAGGAACAGCATTAGATTATTATTCTGGTGCAATTCAATGTAATATTTATGTTCCTAAAAATAAAGGTACTTCTGTATTATCTGCTATAGGAGAAGCTGTAATAGATGGATTAATTTCTATTAATGCTTCAAATTATGCAGATCCTTTTTCTTGTTCACCTGTTATTGGAGAAATATCTGGTCCGATTCCAATAGAAATAGAAGATCGTTCACATTTTTTAGGAATTATATCTTGTTCCTTTTTCGCAAATAGCTGATATAATTCTAATAGCTATATAATATTATGACTAGAGCCGTTGACCTTCTTAAGAATAAATTTGGTGTAAGCCAATTATATAAGTATGACATCATGGATAATGATGAAATTTTACTTACTATTTATTGGCATCCATTAACTATTGCTGAAAGGGAATCTATCCAAAAAAAGAGTGGAAGTGAAGATGCTAATGATTTCGCTTTGCAATTAATGATAGAAAAGGCATTAGATAAAGAAGGTAAACGATTATTTACTGATGGAGATAAGGCTTCATTAAGACGAGAAGTAGCTGCTTCTGTTCTTCAAGAAATACAATTAGCAATGTTAGCAGTTGGAACTGATAAGGAGGTTAAAGAGGCAAAAGCCGATTTGAAAAGCGAATCCTGATTGGATGTTTATATATTCACTGGCAAATGAATTAAAAAAGTCTGTTAGTGAATTATGTGAAACATTAACTGTTGAAGAAATGATAGGTTGGGCTGCATTTTATGAGTTAAAGAATGAAGAAGAAAAAAAAGAAATGGATAAGATACAAAAAAGAAGCGTTATGGGTAAAGCAAGGTAGAATAGGATATATGTTTTGCTAGATAGGTCGAATGGCTGTTAAACAACTTGATCTCGTTATAAATACGAGTCGTGGTGAACAAAATTTAAAAAAATTACATCAATTTGCAAAACAAGTAGAACAAGTTTTTGGAGATATAAATAAATTAAAAATTAATGTTAAAACTGATCCAGCACAAAAGGCATTAGAAAAGTTAAATGCAGAAATAAAAGAAGGGCAAGATCTAATAAATAAATTTAATCAGGGTGCAGGACTTAATGCTTTTGGTTCAAAAATTTCAGCTATTACACAAGAAGTTTCTTTGATAAAAAAAGCATTTAATGATGCTACTTCTGCTATTGAAAGAAAAAAAGCTGCTACTGCGATATTAGCTGGCGATTTTAAAAAATTAACATTAGAGGCAACTGCTTTTGCAAAAGCTACTGATAGCAGAGGCAAAAAAGTTTCTATGATTGGAAATGTTGGTGAAACAATTAAAGAAATAGAAAAGTTTCCTAAAACAATATTAGCTGGTAAAAATGCGTTGAATATTCTTAACAATATGTTAGAGGTAACTAATGTTAAGTCAAAAGATTTTGAACAGATTACAGATGCAATAACAAAACAATTACAGAAAAATGCAGAGATAGAAGAAAAAATTCCTAAATTTATATCAAAAAAAAATCAAAAACAACAAAAACAAAATGACTTGGAAAAGGAAAATAATAGATTCAAAAAAAGAAAAAATGCGTTAAATGAGCAAACTCAAAATATAGAAAATAGAATAAATCAATCAATTATAACTAAAGCTAAAAAGGAGGAATTAATAAATAATTTAAAAAGAGTGGGTGTCAAAATTGACGCAAGAGAATTAGATCTAGCAAGACAAATAAATATAGAAACTCAGAGAAATTTAACTATGGAAGAAAAGTTACAGAGTAGAAGAGACAGAGTTAGACAAAGTGCTTTAATCGGTGGTGGTTTTCCATTGTTATTTGGTGGTGGGCCATTACAAGCTGCTGCTGGTGCATTAGGCGGTGGTATTGGAGAAAGAATAAGTCCTGGAGGAGGTTTTGCTGGTTCTATTGCTGCTACTGCTGCTATTAGTAAAATTCAAGAATTTGTTAATGCGGCAAGAGAAGTTGGTAATGCTCTTAAAGATGCAAATTTAGGTTTAGAAAAATTAGAGGAGTTAGGTTTTACAGTAGATGAATCAACTAAAAAACAAGTAGCAAGTTTATTAGAACTTGGAAAGGCAAGAGAGGCAGAGGCTATTGTTACACAAAAGTTTGCTGAACTTATTGGCTCAAAAAGTGTTAAAAATTTACAGGATTTAGATACTGCCTTTGATGAATTGCAAAGAGAAACTTCTAAATTGTTCTTACAAATTAGTAGTGAATTAGCACCTGCTTTTGTAGTTATTTTAAATTTAGTTAAAGGAATTGTTCAGCAAATTAATTCTGCTGCAATTCAAAGGGCTGCTGCTAATTTAGATCCAACAGCTTTTAGAAATGCACAAGCACAAGCAGCACAACAATCTTCAGCTTTTGCTAATACACCAATATTAAAAAATATTCCTTTTGTAAATACAGCTTTAGGTGATCCAGAGTTAGAGCAACAAATATTAACTAAACTTTCTCAAGATATTATTGATAAAAATTCTCCTGATTTAACTACAGGTACAACAAAAATAGATAAAAATTCGCAAAGTGCTGCTAAAGCAGAAAAAAGTAAATTAGATGCCCTTGTTGAACAAACACTTCAATATGATGCAATAGTAATGTTTGGAACAAAAGAAGCTGAAATAAGAAAACAAATTAAAGAATTTGAAGAGGAAGCTACTGAACAAGAGAAATTACAAATAGCTACAGGTAAAATAAATGTAAGACAGCTTATAGAACAAAATAACGAAGCTAAAAAATTAGCTGATAATGCAGCAATTATTGAAGATTCCTTCAAGCGACTTTCAGATACAATTACGCAAGACATAGGTAATGGAATTAAAGGATTGATACAGGGCACACAATCATTAAATGATGTTTTGAGAAATGTCACTAATAAACTTGCTGATGCTTTCTTAAACATGGCAATATTCGGAAATTTTGGAGGTGGATCTGTAACAGGTGGACTATTAGGTATTCTCGGTTTTGCAAATGGAGGTAGACCTCCTGTTGGTAAACCTTCAATAGTAGGAGAAAGAGGTGCTGAATTATTTGTTCCAGATAGGGCAGGTACAATAATTCCAAATCATCAGTTAGGCAACATGGGTGGTACAAATATAGTTGTAAATGTAGATGCTTCTGGTTCTAACGTAGAAGGAGATGAAGATGAAGGTAGAGCATTAGGTATTGCATTATCAGC